TCATAGACTCGGCCGCGCCTGATGTCCGTCATTGCCTAACCCCACAAAGTAAGTGTGATGCGGTTCGCGCCGGTCACGTTGATGCCCACGATCTTGAGCACGCGGGCGCCGCCGAATTTGAAACGGGTCCAGCCGCCGATCTCGACAGCCTGGCCGAGCAGCGCCGTATAGGGGTCGAGCCGCACGTCGATCTGCCACAGCTCGCGGCGCTTGCTCATCACCCGCTGCTGGCGCGCCACCTCGACCAGCGCGTCGGCCTGGCTGGCCATTCCGCTTTCCAGCGTCACGATCGGCGCTGTGGGTTGCGCGACCACTAGGGAACCGTTCGTCACCGAGACCTTGCGCGAGTCGGCCGCATAGATTGCGGCGTTCGCCATGCTCACGGAGCCCGCCAGCTCATCCTGCGTCTGCGGCGTGTAGTTGCGCGACCATCCGAGAAAGGTTGACCGGCGCGGCGTGGCGATCGCCTGCATGGTCGGCTCTCCCACGACGTCACAGTCACCCGCCACCTGGCCCGCCGACGGCACCTTGAACACCGTCGACGCCGTGGTCGGCGTCTCGTCGAAGTATCCCACGGTCAAAAGTCCGGCCACCGTCACCGCCGCATAACCAAGGCAGCCGTCGAGCACATACCTGATGGCGTCGGCCTTGCTGATCGGCTGACTAAAGTATGCCTCGCACGCCGCCGCCTGGGCCGTGTTCAGCGCGGCAAAACTCGCCGTGTCGAGTTGCGCCGTGGTCAGCTTGACGTTGCCCCGGCCTGTCGCGATGCGCCGCACGATGTCGGCGCGCTTGCTGGCCCAGGTGACGCCGCCGATACTTTCGTTGTCGCCCTGCGCGTCACAAGTGATTCGCTTGGTCGGTGAGCCGCCGAGCCGAAACAGGCCCTTGGCGAGGCAGGTCGCATACTTACCGGCCGCCACCGTCGCTGCGGCCAGGGCGGCATAGGTTGCGCAATCGCCAGCCGTTCCGACCGCAGTATCGAGCGTCAATGCTGCGCCGCCATCCCGCACGGCCGAAATGGCCTGCACCGTGGTGAAGCTCACTTGATAGATCAGCAGGGACGCGCCGATTTGCACCGGCGTGATATTGAAAGGCGAGCCGTAGCAAATCGGCTTCCACACATTCGTCAGTGTGGCGTCGCCATCTGTTCCGCCGGCGCCGCTATACCGCTCGTCGTGGATTAGGCCCTGCGTCAGCCGCCAGTTAATGTCCCGCAGCTTTATCTGCTTCGCCTTCGTATCGTAGACGAGGCCGGCGCCGGTAAAGCTCGCCACCGTCGAATAGGTCGAGAACGCCGCGAGCGGATCGCCTCGCAGGATTTCGATGGTGGCGCCGTCCCATATCGTGCCCGTCAGCGCGTCCAATGAGCCGCCTGGGTCGATCAGCAGAATCTCGCCGGCAGTCGACGAGCCGCCGCCGGCCACCGGATCCGCCGCCGACAAAATGCTGATCCCATAGTTGACCGAATCGGAGAGCGCGCCCGGCACATAGGTATTAGCCGGTGTATCAGTCGGTGCCGTGCTGCGTCCGATCGTGGCCGCCGGGTAGGTCGTGGTAGTGGCGGGCGCCCACGACCAAGTAAAAGCGATGTCGTCGATGTCGCCGCCCGGCAGCACCGGCGCGTCTATCTGATCGGCCTGCGCGACGGAATAGGCCGTCACCTTGAGCACCATGGCCTGGTCGGCGAAGGTCGTCATGCGTTCAACAATTGCCGGCGCAGCAGCGCATTAGTGCTGCCCAGCTCCTCGCGAAGCACGGAAATCTGCTGGTTCTGCGTGCTAACCATTTCCTGCAGCGACGTGACGATCCCGGCCCAGGCGCCCGCGTCGATCGCGTTGCCGCCCGTCGCGCCGCCCGGCGTGATGTTGCCGCCGCGCAGGTTGACGTCGATCGCGGTGATCGCGTCTTTCACCTCCTTGACGATCGCGTAGTATTCCGGCGAGCTGGTGAAGTAGCTACGCGCGCTCTGAACGTAGGTGTCGGCCACGCCCGAAAGGTTCTGCAGCGAGGTGATGTCGCCGCTCTGCGCCGCCGAGAGCGTCGCGCGATAATCGCCGCGTGTGCCCGCAAGCATCGACGTCGGCGACGCGCCGGACAGATCGCCGAACGTCAGCCGCTTGATGAGCGCCTCCAGACCGCCGAGCGATTGCGCGTAATACTGCTCTTTAAGCGCGGCCTCTTTTTTCAGGTAGAGCTCGGTAATGTTGGCGAGTTCGACATACTGCGCGTTCTGCGTTGCAAAGGTCCGGTTCATCGCGGCCGTCGCGGCTTCGGCTGCACCGATCTCGGCGCGATAGCCTTCGATGCGCTTCTGCTCGGCTTCCGTCATCTCCCGATTGGCCTTCGCGGCATCTCTAATCAGGTAGGTAATGGCGTACTGGTCGTTGACCCGAATCTCGTCGAGCGCTTGGGCGCGCGCATACTGCTCGGCCAGCACGTTGGAGACGTTAGCGTTGGCGGCGGCGGCTTCCTTGAGGGCGTTGTCGCGTTCCTTGTGCAGCGCGTTCAGGCTGGCTTGCAGCGGATCGGTGAAGGCAAGCAACGCTTGCTCGGTGCCGTACTGAATGTCGCGCGCCGTCTTGAATATCTTTTCATTCCAGAACTTCGCAGCGGCTTCCATTGCAGGACCAACGCGCAAGATACCGTCGAAGAAGTTGCCATCGATCGCCATGGCCTTCTGCAGATCAGCCTTCCGCGCTTCCCACGCCTCGGCTGCTGACGCGAGCGCCGGGTCTAGCAGGCCGTCATAGGCGCGCTTCATCGACGAGATGAAATCGTCGGCCATCTTTTGCATCTGCGCGTTGAAGGTGCGGAACACTTCCGCGCCGCGCGCCTGCTGCTCTAGTGGCGTTCCGCCCATATCCATGGCGGCCTTGTAGTCAAAGCCCATCTGCCGACGCGCCGCGTCCATGCTGGCCTGCGTCGGGTTGGTCAGGGCAAGGCGAGCGTTCGCGTGGCCAAAGGTAAAATTGGAGCTTGCGACAGCCTTGTTGTATTCGATTTCCTCGACTTGCTTTTTGTATGCGTCGCCGACGCGGTGGTACACTTTGAGCGTGTCCGCTGCGATCTTATCGGCCGACAGCCCCAGCGCCTCAGCCTCATCAACGAATACCTTGAGCGTCTCGCCAATCGACTTGAAGGCGTCGTTATAGGTTTTGGTCGCGGCCTTCACCGGGTCGGTTTCAGGCCCGCTGACGAACTCGTCATAGACCGCGCGCTTGGCCTTGCGCTCCTGTTCCTTGATTGGCTCCAGCGACAAGCCGAATTTTTCCGCGCCGGCGGTCAGCTCCACAAAGCTCGCGCTGATGTCGTCCATCACCTTTTGCATGGACGAGACCGTCTCGCCGAGCTTGTCGTAGGCTGCGACCAGCGACAGAACCGCATCGACTTCTTTGAGCGTCGTGGGCTCATGGCCCGCCAGTGCCTTGGTCAGCGTCGGACTCACGCCGGTGAGCGCGCCCTTGGTCGTGGCCGTGTTGTAGAAGATCTTGGCTATCATCGCCTCGACCGCCTTGGTCGGATCGCCGCCGGCCTCGCTCAATTGAGCCGATCCGACGACGGGCGAAATGATGTAGGTCGAGGTCGTGCCTTCGCGCTGATTATTCCAGACCGCGCCGCCGAACGCCTTGGACGGGTCGAGCTTGCCGCCGGTCTGCTTGAAGATCGCGTCTAGGGCCGTCTTGACCGACGAGAATTGCCCGTCGATCCCGGCGCCGCCGTTCTGCTGCGAGCCAGATTGCACATAGCCGCCAGCGCTGGGGTCAAAGCGCGTGTTCGCGCCGGCCAGCGCCGGCCATTTGTACTCTTCGCCGCCGAACAGGCTGGGCAAAATCGAGGACAGGACCGACACGATCATGCCGGGGATCTGCATGCCGGGGATCAGCATCATGCCGCCGCCGATGATCTGGCCGATGCCGCCGATCGTCTTGGCCGTGTTTCCCTTCGCGTTGAACAGGCTATAGGCGCCCATGCCGATGCCGACACCCGCGCCCAGCATGCTGCCGACCGAGAGGCCCTGTATGCCGCCCATCAGGCCGCCAGCGGATAGGCCGGCGCTGCTGCCCGCCTGGCCGGACGCCATAAGCGCCTCGATGCTGGCGAAACCGCCGGCCGGGGCCGCCGATGCAAACGGCGTCGCCGCCATGAGGTTGGAGATCGAACCGCCGCCAAGCCAGGACGGCAATTCAAAGCCGCCGGTGCCACCAAAGGACATCGGCGAGATGCCGCTGATCCCGCCGCCGCCGAGGCCGCCGCTGATGCTTGGTCCGCCGCCAAACCCCAGGCTGGACGCCGTGGCCGGGCTCACGATGCCGGTGCCGCCAAGCGCCGAGACGACGACGGACATCACCGGCCGCACGAACTGCAGCGCCATGAACTCCGCGATCATCCGGGTGACGGTCTTTTTGAACACGTCGCCGAGCGATTGGAAGTTGATCTTGCCGCTGTTCAGCATGCCCTCGAATGCGTCGGCCGCTGTCGTCTGGATCGAGGACAGCGCCGTCTTGAGCGGCTCGGTCCACAATTCGTTGGCCTTTTGTAGCTCGGCGCCCTGTGCCTTCAGCAGCTCGTTTTGGGTGATCGCCGACTCGCGCCGGTCGATGGCCTCTTTTTCCTTGGCGTTGTTTTCGTCGAGGCCCTTCGACTGAATGTCATTCTTGAGCCGGATGAGCGCGATCTCGCGGGCGCGATCCTCGGCGTTGGCGTTGATGAGGCGGTTTTCCGCTTCCATCAGCGCGTTGGCCTTTTCCATTTCCTCGGTGCCAAGGTTGAACGTGCCAAGGGTTTTGGCCTTCTCCTCGGCGCGCATCTTGGCTTCGATGGTCGCCGTGAGCGCCTCAAGGCTGCCCTTCGATTTGTCGTTGCCCTTGATCCAGGCGTCTTGCGCCTTGTCGAGCGCCTTGAAGTGAATTTCCAGATCGGCGACTGCGCGCGCGCCCTGCTCGGACGCACCGGCCAGTGCGGTGGCGGAGGCAAGCGCCCGGTCGGTGTCGCGCTTCAGTTTCGCGATGGCATCTTCAGAGTTGCCGCCACTGGCCTTAACGGCCGACGTGCGCGCGCCAGGCGCCACCGAAGGGCCGAGCTTCATGCCCCGCGCGGCGTCTTCGTCGGAGGCATAGCCGGCCTGGCCGTCGATGATGCGTTGGCGTGCCCGCTCTGCCGCATAGTCGCGCCCGAAGCCTTGCGCGCGCATTGCCGCCTCGGCCCCATTCTCGGCCGCCGCAATTCCAGCATTTCGGTCGCCAGTGGCGCTTCCGCCACCGATGCGCCCGAACGATATCTCGCCACCCTTGACGCCCAGCCAGGGCGCTTTATCGGCCAGGATTCCGGTGATCTTGTTAAGGCCCGTTTCGAGCGCCTCGATCGCGCCGTTGATGCCGTCAGTGAAAACCCGCGTGAGCGCCTCGGGAATTGACCGGATGGCCTCGGCAAATCCCGCGTTGAAGCGCGCGCCGGCAATAACCACCTGGTCGAGCCCGGAGAGCGTAGCGTCGACCCAATCGCCCACGAGCGCTGCTGCGCCCTTGAGCCAGCGGTTGATTGAATTGGCGGCGCCCTGCATCGACGCATCCACCTTGTCGAGCATATCGACAGCGCCGCCGAGCAGGCCGGCGAAAAACGCAAGGTGCTCTTGCTTGCTCACCGCCATGCGGTCGGACAGCTTGTCGAGCTTCACAATGGTTTCGTCGCTGATTACTGCGCCGGCGCGCTCTGCTGCCGCCGCCATCGAGCCGTAGCCCTTGGCAATATCGCCCATCATCGGAAGCATCCGCGTGCCGCTCTTGCCGAAAAAATCGACGGCCGCCGCCGAGCGCCTGGCGGGGTCTTCAATAGCGGTGATGGCCTTCGCCACATCAACCATGAGCTCTTCGGTGGGGCGAAGCTTGCCTTGCAAGTCGAGATTTTTGACGCCGATGCGGTCAAGCGACTCGATTATGTCCTTTGAGCCGTCCGCCGCCTCGCCCATCTTCTGGCTGAATTTTCCGAATGCAGTTTCAAGCTGCTCGAGCTTCACGCCCGTCTGCACCGCCGCATACTGTGCGCCCTGCAGATAGCGCGCCGATACGCCAAGCTGCTCCGCGAGCTCACCCAGCCCGGCAGCGGCGTTGAAAGCATCGCGCCCCATCTGGATAAGGCGAGCCCCCACCTCGGCAACGGCAAGAGCAAGCTGCGCCTTGAGGTAGCCGCCGACGCGGCCTAACGACTGCTCCATGCGGTCGAGCGACGTGGCGACGTGCGCTTGCGACCTCTCAAGGTTTGACAGGGCGCGCGTGGCAGCGGCAGAGCCATCGACGGCTTTGCTGCTGTCAATCACGATCCTGATGATGCGGGTCTCTTCGGCCATGCGACCCGCCTCCCGAATGCAAGACGCCCGCGAGTTACGCGGGCGTCTGCTCTCCAATTTATGAACGTGGCGCGCTAGAGGCTCGGGCGCCGGGGTGTTTCAAGCACCTCGCCGGGCCGCTCTATTTCTACCTCTTTTTTGAGGCCCGCGCCGCTGATTTTGCATCATCGGCCGCCCGCTTCACGGTTACCTCAATGTAGATGTCGTCTATGCCGGCGACGATTTCCACAAAGTCATCCAAGCTCTCGCCGCTATAGCCGCGGCGCTCGCCCTCACGCCGGATCGCCTCGCGCGGTACGGGCCGCGGCAAACTCAAACTGCCCGCCATTCCCATCGAAATGGAGTCGTGCTGGCGGTCGCGGCCGAGATAGACGAAGGCCGCCCAATACGGCGCGGCCTCCGTTGAGAAAGACGGGCGGGATAGCAGTTGATCGGTCGCCCAATCGTCACCCTTGGCGGCGCGGTCCTGAAGGCTGGCCATATCCGCCGCGCGGCTGCTATCCCACCGGACTATTCCCCCGCGCCAGTCACCACCACCTCGATGCGCGAGGCCCTGAAATTCTTGTTATCGTACACAACCGCATCGACCGCCGCATAGGCGTCATCGACTTCGACCAGGAACGCCTTGCACGCCTCGCGCGTGAACGGGATCGAATTGCCCTCGCCATCGACCACGCCGCGCCAATCCTTCACGATGCACTCGGCATAGATGCCGGCCAGGTAGACGCGCACCCGCTTGTTGTCGGCCCTGGCATTGCGGAGCCTGTTGAGCTCGCTGGTGATCTGCTCGCCGCGCATCTTCCATTGTGGGTTGGCATCGCTGGCGGCCAGCACGATGAGGGTGATGCCGGCGCCGATGCCGAGCTCCGTGCCCTTCTCGCCTTCGATTTCAAGATTGCGCTTGAGCGCCTCGACGTTTCCAAAAGTGAATTCTGATTTTGACATGGTGCCTCCGGTCGGGAAGGTGAGGCCCGCGCGCCGACCACGCGCGGGCCTCGGGGAACGCGACGCCATAGGGAGCGCCGCTAGACGGTCACTAGACCGCCTTGGCGAGCCCGGCGGCAATCCATGCGTCGGCGTCCTCGTCGGACACCTCCACAGTCCTGCCGGCCGGGAATATCTCTTTGGCTTCGGGCTTGCCTTCGGCCACGAAAACAAAGCGGTGAAAGCTCGCGAGAATGAGCACCTTGGTGAGCATGTTTGCTGCTCCGATGGTTTGGGGTTTGCGGGAGAGCGTGCGCACTAGGCGACGTTGCGAGTCCAGACGATGGCCGCGGCGTCGCTGGTGTCGTAGCGCGCCATGAAATTGAGCGTCACCATGTGGTCGCCGGTGGCGCCCGGATCATCCACGTCGGGATTCCACACGTCGCAGGTGCCGAGCGTGATCTTGTCCTTGTAGTTGGTCGTGGCGCCGATGGTGAGGTCCAGCGTGAGGCCGCTTTGCCGCGTCATAAACGTCGAATAATCGGCGCCCGCGGAGAAGTAGAAGCTCACCGAGCCCGAGATATCGAAGAGGCCGAGGCCGATGCCGAAGGGCGCGTTGCTGCCCCACGAATGCTGGTCGCGCATGTTGTTGCTGATGGTCATGTTCAGGCCCATGACCTTCGGCGAACTGACGCTGAAAAGATCGTTCACCACGATGTCGGCCGGGGTGCTCGGGTCGTAGGCCGGCGTCGGCGCGGCATAGGTCGAGCTCACGATGGCGGAGGTTGCCGCGGTTTCCGCCAGGGCGCGGATACCAAAGCTCATCGAGCCGGGCTCGCCGTTGCGGAAGGAAAGCGAGAGCGAGTCGGCCAGGCACCCGGCGAGGCGACGGTACGGGTCGGTGGTGCCGCCCTCGTACTTTTCCTCTAGGGTAAACGGCATCTTGGTGCTCGCGATCTTGAGCACGTTGGTGGACCAGGCGCCGCAAAGCACCGACTCGAGCAGGATATCGCTGGCCGCGTCGCGGACAAACGGGAGCTCGATCGTCTTGGGGAAGGTGAAGAGGCCGCTTGTCATGTTGGCAGCCTGGCGGTCGGCGCGGCGTTCCGGCGAGCGCGAGGCCGAGCGCTGCGGCGAACCGCTTACGCGGATATCGCGCAAGAGCTTGAAAGCCGGGGTTGCCGGCGTCGTGCCCATCGTTACCTCGGCGATGACCGCCGATTGCTTGTTAGCCGAGTCCATGGCGGTCACTCCTTGTCAGTTGACACAAAAAAGCCGCCCGGTTTGGGCGGCGGTTGAAGCGGTCGGTAGTTGGGTGTTCAGCCCACGTTGTAGATTTCATATGCCAGGCCGATCGACTCCGACCACATGCCGCCCTCGTCAAAGCCGCCGCCCATCGGTGCAACGGCGGTGATGCGGATGGATCGGGAGCCGGCCGCAAAGCGCCTCATGCGGAACGCCGAGCGGATGGCCGCGGCGTAGGCTTCGGCCAGGTCGCGGTTGGCGGTGCCGGTGCGGAGCCGCGTCACCACATGCACGGTGACTTGCCCCCGCTCGCGGTGAAGGTTGGCCGCCGGTGCACCAAACGTATATTGCGCTTCGCTGCCACCGAGGAATTCCAACTCAATGTGGCCCGCGACCGATGCCGCGGCGCCGGCCGGCGGCGGGTTGGGTTGGGTGGCCGTGTTGAGCGTGTCTTTGATCGGCCAGAGGATCGAGGCCGCCGCGCGGACAGTCGCGAGCTCGGCGCGAAACGCATCGCGCAAGGTGTCACCGGCCATTCGTGCAACCCCGCTAGGCCTTGATGTAGATCTGGATGGCTGGGTAGACCTGATCTCGCAGCACGCGCTTGACCGTGCGCTTGGTGCCGCTGGTCCGATAGCCGCCGCCCTGGTCGCCCCACACCTTCACGCCAGTATCGAGCTTCACGTATTTGAAGTCGACGAACAGCGACCGCCCATATCGTTGAACCATCGCGCGGTGGACAACGCGATATATGCCGCTGCGCGCCTGTTTGCTGGCCGCTTTTCGCCGGCCGCGACCGGTCTTTTTATTGGCCGTCGCACCTTCGAGTTTGCGCGCATAGGGTTGCGGGTTGACGATCTGCACGCGGTCGCCGTCCTTCACGTTCGACAGGGCCGTCTTGAGGTCGCCCTCGATCTGGACCTTGTTCAGAAGGACGATATGAGATTGCGCATATCGGCCGCTTCTCACCGGCGAGCGTTTCCGCAGGGCATCGAGCGCCCACAACACCGCCTCGGCCATCTGCGGGCGGCGGATAAATTCGATCTTACCGAAGGGCTTGACCTGGCCGTAGTCGCGCCTCGGCGTTCCGTCCGTCACCACCACCGGCTTATTGTCGAAGCCCTTGCCGACTTCCTCGCGCAACGCTCTCTCGGCAACCGCGATGGTGTTGGCCTTCACCCATTCGCCGAGGCTTTGCGGCGTCGTGGGCTTGCCGATCTGCTGAACCGTGACCGGCACTAGCCCGCCACCTCGAGCTCATAGAGGCAGGTGATGGCGCCCTCTTTCAGCGGCCGAACGTCCAGAATGGTGCGCGGGATGCTGTCCACCGTCAGCGAGTCTGTGCTCGAGCTCGGCACCTTGACCGCCCAGGCCGAGGCCGCGAGCTCGTCCACGCCGATCTTGACGCGGAAGCTCTGTTGCTCGGCCGAGTTGCCCACCGCCACGGCGGTGCCGGGGATCCTCTTGCCTTTAAGCGTGATGGTCGTGCCCTCGCCCTCGCGCGCAAGGGTCATCGTCTCGCCGTGCTTGCTCAGCACCTGAACGACGCGGCGGCCGATGTAGCCGGCCATTAGGCCCGCGCCTTGTTCTTGTAATCCTCGAGTGCCGACTCGACCGCGACCAGCAGGCCCGAGTCGCTGATGCCATCGCCGCCGGGCGTGTTGTATTGCGCCTGATACACGTCGGGCACCGTCTCCGAGCGGATCGCACCGTCGCGGTCGGCGCCGAAATAGGTCATCTTGATCTGCTCAATGACGGCGGCCTCGAGTTCCGGCGGCACGCCGCTCGGCAGTGCCCAGCCCGCGACATAGAGGGCGATGATCTTGCCCGTCGACCAGCAGATCGGAGTGTCGCCTGAAAGACGCTCGACAACGCCTCCGCCCATATGGCGGTAGTCGGTGCTCGGCGTCAGCGTCACCCCATCCTCGACAATAGAAGTGATCGAGGTGACGGGTACGCGCCACGGCAGGAGCAGGTGCGAGCCGCGGCTGCTGCCAGCGAGGGCATACCACGTCGCCCGCACGGTCTCAGAGCCGAAGGTAGGAAGCGCGCCAGCGACGTCCGGGGCCAGCTTGCAGTGCCTCGCCGCCTTCGCGGAAATGCGGTCGATGATCGACTCGAGCTTGGTGTCGTCACCAGAGGGCGAGCCGATCATCTCGCGCGCGATGGCCGCTGTCGTGAGGCGTCGAGCGGCGGCCGAGGCCGTCGGTGTAACTACCTCAAACAGCGGACCGCTCATGTTCACACCAATACAACGTGGAAAGTGCCGACCTTGGTGTCGCCGCCATTGGTGACCGCGAACTTGATGCGATCCTGGGCGATGGCGATTTTTTCGCGAACAGCGTCGGAAGCAGCGTAGACCGAAGCCACGCCATCGACGCCGTGAGTGGGTTGGCGAGGGGCCTTCGTTGCCGATGCGGTCACGTTCGCCTCGGTCCAAAGCCCCTCCCCCGTACCATCGACGGTGATGGCAAAGTCGACGGTGTCGGCAAAGTTTCCGGTGCTCGCTTTGACGTAGCGGATTTGCGACACCTGGCCGAAGTCGACATCGATGTAGCCCGTCACTGTCCCGAGCGCGTCGGTGGTGAGCGTCAAGGATAGGCGTCTGGCGTACATCGTCGCGCTCGCTTTTAGCGCTCGATGACGACGGCGACGTGGGTGCGGGGCGAACCGCCCGCGCCACCGCCCGTCACCGTGAGGCTGAACGCCTGCCCGGCCGTCACGACATTGGCGGCCGTCGGCGTGGCGGTGTCGACGTCGCCGGCACCAGAGGCGGCCGTGGCGATGGTGACAACGCCGTTGGTGACGGTCACGCCTGCGATCTCCGCAGTGATGGTGATGTCGGCCGTGCTCACCGCGCCGTCGATGACGGAATGGATCTTCGCGATCGCGCCGGCGTGCGGGGCGACGAGATAGTAGACCGCCTCGGCCGAGCCGTCCGCGATATCGAGCGTGAGCGCGTACTGGTTCAGCTCCGCGGCGCTGGCCGTGAGGCCGGTGAGCGCGAGCGTGTTTTCGTCGATGGTGACGCCACCCACCTTGATCTCGCCGCCGCTATCGACGCGGATTTGGCCGCCGCTCTTGACGAACAGGACATCGCCGCCCTGCTCGATACCAACCTTGACGTTCTGCGAATCGGACGGGGGCATGTGACCCTCCTCTTAGTTGCGACGGTCTTGCCGTCTATGAATTCCGGGGTGGTGGGCGGGGCGGCCGAAGCCGCCCCGATTGGTTTAGGCCTCGGCCGGGTTCGCCAGCGTGTCGCTGTCGTAGACCGTCGAGCCCTGCGTGACCGGCACGTTCGCCGCGCCGTACTGGATGGCGAGGATGCTGTCGAAGGGCCCATCCGCGGTGACGTGGAACAGCTGGACTTCGATGTAGCGCTCGTTCGGCTTCACCACGTCGAGGACGATGCACTTGTCGTCCATGTCCGAGGCGCCGGCGACGCCGCCAGAACTGCCGGCCAGGAGCGCCATCTGCGCGGTGTCGTTGGCGATGCCCTGCGCGGCGCGCAGCGAGACCACCGACGTCGTGAGGACGTTGCCCATTTCGGCAATGAACATGACGGATTCGAAGCCCGCCATATCGAGGATAGTGCCCTTGGTGGGCGTGGCACTCGCGGCGCCGGCGCCGCCAGCGTGGACGCGAGTGATCTTCACGTTCTTGAGCAGGTTGTTCATCTGTCAGGCCTCCTGGGCCACGAAAAAAAAGGAGAGGGGTAGAAAGGCGGCGACGGAAGCCGCCGCCTTGTCGACTCTCTGCGATGCTTAGGACGCGGCGACCTTGATCTTCTTGACCGCGTCGGGCTGGCGCACGCCGCCGCCGACACGCTTGCGCGCGCGGTAGACGACGAGGCCGTTGTCGGCGCCGGTGGTGAAGTCGGCCTGGAACGACATCGCGATGCGGTCAGCGATCGAGTAGGCGCGCTTGAAATCGCCGTACATGATCGGGTAGTTGCCCGCGCCGACGACCGGCATGTCCGGCATTTCGACGTAGGGTGCGCCCAAGATGGTGTTGGGAGCGACGCCCGCAACGCCCGGGGTCCAGAGGTAGCCGCCCGAGCCGTCCTTCAGCTTGCGGATGGCGGCGATGGTCGAACGCGCGAGGATGATCGTCGCGCGTGCGGCGTAGCCGGTCTTGAGCCCGTAGATCAGCGAGATCATGCCGTCGCCAGTGAGCAGCGAGGCGTGACCGCTCACGACTTCACCGATGCTGGCGTTCTGCAGCAGGCCCTCGGCCTGGTTGGCAGAAGCCACACCGTTGATGAACTCGACGCCTTCCTTGTAGGCGAACTGCTCGGAGAACTCCTCGCGCAGCTCGGCTTCGAGATCGTAGTCGGAGTCCTCGAGCATCTGCTGCGAGATACGGGCGCGAGCGAACAGCTCGGGAGCCTGGATCTCGGTCATGCCGTAGGACGGATCGCCGGTGTCGCTGCGGGTCTGCGCCTCACCGACGCGGGTGGCAGCCGCGGTACCGGTGCGCTTGGCCTGCTTGAGCGACGGGCCGCCGATCGTCCGCACGCTCGCGAGCGAGCGCAGGGGCGACATTTCGATGATGTCCTTGATGATCTCCTTGAGGACATCGGGCGGGGCCATCAGGTAGCCGGCGCCGGCGTCGTCGCTGCGGACCAGCGATGCCTTGCGCTTGTTGATGGTCGCCACGTCGGCCGGGTTCCAGTCGGCAGCGGCCTTGCGGATCACGCGGTCGAAGGCCTGGCGGTACTCGATGGCGTCCTTGTCGGGCTGGCCGCCGGGGGCGGTGCCACGATTGAGGATCGTTTCGACGCGATCCATCTGCTCCTGCAGCGCGTCCGCCTTCTTGGCGGCGAGCGTGACCTGCTGGTTCAGCGGCTCGAAGGTCTGCAGCGTCGCCTCGATCTTCGTCAGCTTGTCGTCGCGAATGACGTCGCGCTGCTTGAGGTTGGCGTCGTTGGTCTCCTTGAATTCGTTGAACGCCTTCATCACTTCGGCGTTCGTATTTACTTCGGGAGGCATGTGCTCTCTCCAGTTACTTGAATTGGCGAATGAAGGCCGCCAGCTCCGCGCTCCGCGCGGTCTCGATGGCCTGGGGATCGTCCTCGTCGCGAGGACCGGGTGCCGAAACGTCGCGCTTCGGCGTGAAAACAGATGCGGCCAGCGCGGCGATGCGCTTGGCGTTGGTGTTGGAATGGCGCTCGCCATCGCGCAGCAGCCGTTCGAATTCTCGGACCTCGGGGCGCTCCTCGCCGGCCGGCATGAGATCGACCGGGGTGTGCTGGTAGAGCGCGAGGAGCGCCGACTGTGCCGGCTTCTCTTTTTTCTTGGCCGGGATCAGCAAGTCGGCAAAGCCAGCGTCGACCGCTTCCTGCCCGCGCAGCCAGGTCTCGGCGGCCAGCATGGTCTTGAGTTCGGCGGCGTCGGTCTCGGTTCGCGCCGCATAGATGTCGATCAGGCAGCCCTCGAGCACGTCGAGCACGTCGGCCTCTTTCCGTATCGTCTCCGCGTCGCCCATGGCGAACGACCAGGGCTTGTGGATCATGATCGAAGCGGCTTCGCCAATCCTGATCTCATCGCCCGCCATCGCGATCACGCTGGCGATGCTGGCGGCGATGCCCTCGATGCTGACGACGACCTTCGCCTTGTGCTGGGCGATCGCGTTGTAGATGGCGACACCATCGAACACGAGGCCGCCGGGGCTGTTGAGCCTGATGTGCAGAGTCGTCACGTCGAGGCCGGCGATCTCGCGAGCCACGTCCTCGGCCGACACGGCGCCGAGCCATCCGCCGATGTCGCCGTAGATGTAGACGGTCGCCTCCTCGGCGGTCTCGTCCATCGCGACTCGAGCGAACGCCGCAGACAGCGGGGCGCGGGCGAGGTTCTGCGCGCGCGCCCCGGCGAGGGACGCGAGGTCAAGCAGTTTCTTCGGCATGGTTATTCCTCGGGTTGTGAGTCGAGCTTCTTGAGGACCGCGTCGAGATTGTCGCGAGCGTCGCGAATCTTCCGCTCATTGTCGGACGACAGGACGCGGCCGACGTTCAGCACGCGCAGCGCCGCGGCTGCCTGCTCGGCGGCCGTGACTGCTGCGTCCGGTGTTCCGCCGCCTGAGCCCGACTTGGCGGCGTTGGCGATGCTCATCATGTTGCCAGGCACGAGGTGGATATCGCCGCCCTCGTACCCATCCTGATCCTCGAAGCCGAGGATTTCGTTTGGGCTGGCAACGCCCATCTGGAACAGCTTCCAGTAATACTCGGAGCGGTCCTTCGCGGCGCCGCGCAGAAGCTCGGCGTCGAAGAATTTGACGTAGTAGCCGTCCTTGATCTCGTCGCGCGTGAGCAGCTGCCGTTTCATCGAGCGTTCGAAGCGCCGATGCCAGGGCCGGATCGTGCCGACAGCATGGTGCAAGAACATCTGTTCCGCGCTGGCGAACGTCGCGGCCTTGTCGGAGTGGCCTACCATGATGGGCATAACGCCGAAGGCCCGGCAGACCTCCTGCACCTGCAGCTCGCGCGTGCGGACGTGCTCAGCATCGACGCCGTTGAGGCCGATCGGCGTGTACTTGCCATCGCGGTCGACGAGGAAAGGCTTGCCGCTATTCTTCGCCCCGATGTGATTGGCGATGAGCCATGCGTGCAGGCGGGTGTATTGATCGGGGTTGAGGGTGCCGGCTACGCTGAACATGCCGGTGGTCTGGACACCGTTGCCGAAGCGCCGCGCGTGCGCGTTCTCGGTCGCCATCGCCAGGCCCAGCGCCTCGCGTGCAAGGTGCACGATGTCGAGGCCCTTCCAGCCATCCCACGACGGGCCGCGAATTTCCCAGATCGCTTCCGCCGGGATGACTCGAGTCTCGCCATTCGCCGCCGTCGCCGTGTATTTGATGCTGTAGTCGGGCTGCTGCTCGGCCGTGACGCGGCCAGGTTCCAGCGGGATCAGTTCGACGACGCGACCGCGCACGCGATTGATGAAGGCTCGACCTGCGCCGGTGAATACGGCGTGCAGCGTCAGCGTCTCGAGCAGCTGCAGAGGATCCATCCAGCCGTTCGCCTCGACGGTCAGGACGTTGTTCAGCGGATGGTCGACCGCCTCTTGCCGGCGGCCGGTGGCGGGGTCCTTCCGCATCAGCTTGCAGGGAATGGTGGCGACGCCATCGGCAATGACGAGGCCGCAACGCAGGGCCGTCGTGACCTCGAGCGCGCTCTTGTGGCTGACGCTTTCGCCGGCCGCGGTCATCGTGCCGAACAATTCCGGCCAGAATGACTCGCTGAAAGCGGTGTTGCGGGGCTGGCCCCGCAGGCCGCCAACGATGCGAGACCAAAGGCCCATGCGCTAATCCTTTTCGGCTGCGGCTTCCGCCGGCGGCGCGTCCTTGTTCCAGAACGAATCGCCCTCCGCGCCCGAAGTCATTTCCCGGCCGAGCGCCATGATTGCAGCGACGACGCCGTCGATCTTGTTTTCCGGCCGCTCTTTGCGCGGGTAGATGTTGTCCTTCGCGTCGGTGTGGCAGACGACATTCGAGACCATCCAGGCCAGGACGAGGTCGCCGTCGTGGTGGAGCCGTCCCTGTCGCGCCAGCGCCTCGATCTCTTTCATCGGCGCCGAGAAGTTCGCGACCAGCGCGCGGTACTCGACGCAGGGCACGCCCTCGGCCTGAAGGCGCTGCGCCATCTGCGCCGTCTGCCACGGGTCGAAGGCTACCTCGACCTCCTTGAATCTCTCGACATCGTCGCGCACGTCGTCCTCGATCGTGGCGAAGTCGATCACGTCGCCCTCGGTCTCGATCAGCAGGCCGGCCGTGCGCCAGCCCATGTACTGACTATTGCGCCCGTCCTCGATCGCCTGGGCCGGCAGGTAGTAGCTGCCGAAAAAGTAGTAGTGCTTGATGCCTTCGATCTCGCGCGTGAACAGCCGCATCTTGGCGGCGATGTCGGTCTTCGTCGCCAGATCGAGCGCGACTCGAGCACGCTCGCCTTCGAAGTCCTCGATCCTAAGCGAGGGGTCGCCGCACTTCTCCCACACGCGCATATCCATCCATGCGACGTTGGCGTTGACCCAAAGGTTGAGGTGCTTCGTCAGGAAGTTGGGTTGCGCCGACGGCATCTGCATGGCCTTGGCAGCCAGGCGTGCGACGTGCAGCGGGTCGACCGAGATATTCCAGTTGGGGTTGGCCTTGCGCCAGGTCTCCTCGATCCACTGATCGTCGCCGTCGTCGATCGTGTAGATGATCCCGAAAGCGGTCTCGTCCTTGGCGACGCCCTGCAGCAGCTTGATGATGTAGCCGCGCACTTCGTAGCAGATGCCGGCGCGGTTGCTGCCCGCCGTGGTGATGACGATGAGCATGGGCTGGTCGCGCTTGCCCATGCCGGTCTCGACGACATCGTAGACCGCGCGGGTCTTGTGGGCGTGCAGCTCGTCGATGGCAGCGAAGTGGACGTTAAGACCGTCCAGCGAATCCTCGTCGGACGCCAGCGGCTTGAACGTGCTGGCCGTCTTTTCCTGGGCGATCGCGTTGGTGTGGACCGTGAGGCCGCGCGACGCCCTGAGCGCCGGCAGCTTCTGCGCCATCTTGCGCGCGGTGCCGAATACGATCTTGGCCTGGTCGCGCGTGACCGCGGCGCTATAAACCTCGGCACCCTCCTCTCGGTCGGCGCAGAGCGCGTAGAGCGACAGGCCCGACAGTATCGCCGATTTTCCGTTGCCGCGCGGCACTTCGAGATAGATCGACCGGAAGCGCCGCTTGCCCTTGAGCGGGCCAGCCTTGTGCAGCCAGCCATAGCCGGTCGTGACGACGAAGATTTGCCACGGCGCCAGAGTGAGCGGCTGGCCGCGCGGGTGCTGCGACGTCGCTCGAGCGAGCGGGCCCTTGATGTGCGGCAGCAGCTCGAGGAAAGCGCAGGGGCGCTCGGCCTCGGCCTTGTCGAACCGATAGGCCCAGGCCTTCCCCTTCGCGGCCTTGAGATCCCGACGCTGTCGTTTGCAGGCAGCCTTGACCCACTTGCAGGCAGGCTCCCTGCCGGCGAGGACGTCGTCGATATAGCGGTTGGCGATGCCGACGTAGTCGCGCTTCAATCGAACCGATCGAACGGGTTGTCGTCACCCTTGCCGCCGTCGGCCGACACGCGCGACCGGCTCGAGGGAGTGAAGCCCATTTCAGCGGCGGCCTTGAGCATGATGTGCGCCTGCTTGTTCAGGATCGCGAGCGACGGGTGCTGGATGATGTTGCCGCCCTGCGTGCGGACGACGGTAGACGACGTCGCGACCTGGCCCGCCGCGTCGCTGTGAAGCCAGGCGGCGATCGACCAGATGGCGAGCACGCGCAGATCGAGGCGACGGAGCAGTCCACCCGGTGCGTCAGCGATGGCCTGATTCCAGAATGGTACTGCAGCAGCGGGAAGATCGCCCGGCGGCTCGACGAGTGCGCCTGTCGGCTGCGGCTCGCTCTTATTGAGGCCGCGCTTGCCGGCATTGCCTTCGAGCAGGCGCAGGTGTGAGGGCTTTGGCTTTCGGCCTCGCATGTGAACGCCTCGCCCTTTCGTCTCCTGGCCGCCTCGTCAAGCGAATAGCGACGCGCAAGGCTCGCTTTCTTGACGTTCCGTGCAGGGCCACATTTGGCTCCACAATCGAAAATCGGGCGGCCCCCTCACAATCTACCGTCGACGATTTGAACCGCGCCCACGGTCAGAAAAACGGGGCTACCGGCGGGCACACTTAAACAGCCCTTTATTCACTTAATCTTTCCGATATCCCCTGAAACGCTGATTTCAAGCTCCCAAAACGCGCACGATAGTTGCTATTTCATGCAACCGACTGTGGATAAAGCTAATTGTTCCATGCTTAGAACGGCTTAACCGAATAACGATAGAAAGTTGATTTTGTTGGGCTTTATGGCTCCTTTTGCATAAACTGTTTTCAACCGGAGCGGGTAACGCTTCGGGACCATAACCACCCAAAAGGAACCGACCTATGACCACCACCACCGTCCGCTTCAGGTTCGACAACACCCGTGGCTACAGCGCCGCCGACTTGGCTGTTCTGAACGATCGCTTCGTGGCGGCGTGCGCTGCTGAGGGAATCGACCTGGAGGATCCGGCCCGCGACCCGTACGACACGTACGACGCCGAGGAGCACCTCGCTGAGCGCGTGCTGGTCGAATTCGACAACCAGCAGGAGGGTTGGCCATGGAAATAGCAATGACCCGTACGAATCCCGACGGCTCTCGCGTAACGATATACGTCGGCGCAGGCGTGTACATTGACGCTCAGGCGTACGTCG